GCACCTAGAACTTTGAAAAGAAGGGCATCACATACAAGGGATGAACAGTAATCTACGTTTTGATCAGGTTGAACAACCCAGATTAATTCCTTAACTGGGTGGTTGAAGTTAAGTTTGATCTTGTTTGATGATGAGCCAACTGATTCATCGCCAGTAAATTGAAGCTGAGTAATTAAGTACTCGTGAGGGTTTTGGGCCATTCTTCTACGTTCATCAGTATCAAGGAAAACATAATCAACGTAAAGGGAAGCAGCAACTAAAGATTGGTTGTAAGCAATAGTGGCTGGAACTGGTCTACCTGGAGTGAATTGATTTTCAGAATATCTTGGATTAGTTGCTGGTACAGCACCAGTGTTGCAACTTAAAGTAGTAACAGCCCATAGACATTCATCAATAGGACGGATATCAAGGTTAATTTTGACTTCGTGGTATTGAAGAGCAATTAGAGGAAGTGCAAGGCCTGGATTGGTGCAGAACCAAAATTGAAGAGGAACATAAAGAGTTGTTTCTGGAAGAGCATTTCTTGGAGCACAAACTTGACGTGGTGCTAAAGAATCACAAGGACCATCAACCTCAGCGAAAGATGGATCAGTGATGAAGGTTAGTTGAGTGGTATTACCAATCATCTTGTAATAACCGCGCTCTTGTTCAGCAGTCATAGTAAGTTGGTTCCAGATGTGCATCCAGTCACCATATTGACGGTCAATTCTTTGACCACCAATTTCAACTTCAACTTGAGCAATAAGTTGCTCACCGGGGAAGTCTAACCAACGGGCATAGACACCAGTGTTTTGTCCAGTAGTGTAGTTTCCGAGACCCATAAGTTGGTTGATCTCAGGAAGAGTAACTTGTAAATAAGTGCGGTAAGCAAGATCTCCGTTTCTGGAGATAACACATTGGACACGACGACCGAAATCAGCTTGACCGTTGAATGTTTGTTCGATTGATTCGATGGCAAAGTTAGTGTATCTACGATAAGTAACTTTCCAGAAAGTAATTTGAGGATTACCAGTAAGGTAAACATCTTGAGCACCATAAGCGACGAGTTGCATTAATCCACCTCCCATATTTATAAATATGCTAAAGAAAAAAATTTTAAGAAATTTAAATTAATTAATTTAATTTAATTAATTTAATAAAAAAAATTTTTGTTTAAAAATATCTATGAAACTATTTTATTCAAATCTAAATTGCTCTTCATAAATCTCAATAAATATGAATCTTCTAGCACCTCTTTTTTTCCTTCATGAGACTTAATAAAAACATATGAATCACCACGCTTTTTTACAGACCATCCTTGCTCAATTGAATTAAAAAGTAAAAGCATTTTTTGGAATTTAATTGCGTCAACTTTTAAATTTTCATTTTCTAAATCTTTTAAAGAGTCTAGATTTATTTTTATATCCATATTAATTAAAATCCAGAAAACATTAAGTATTTTTAAACATATTATACTGGTTTGACACTATAATTATATTTTTTAAATTATTTAAATATAGAAAATATATATTTAATATATTATTAATTAAATAAATTTTAGTTCATATATTAAAAGAGTACATGCCATCGTTTAAACCTAAATCAAGTAAAAAGATAAAGTTCAATAAAAAGTCAGCAGTTACGCTCGACACAAAGCATAAGGAATTTCTTAATGAATTTTCAAAAGATGAAAATAATATTTATGAACATAAATGTGAAATATACAACTTAAAAAAACAAATTAATGATGAACAAGAATCCCTTTCTATTGAAGAGAAGCTTGAAATTAATGATAGAATTTCTGAATTAAAAGAAAATATAAAAGAAATGAAATTTAAAAAAAAAAATTATTTACTTGACAATTCAAAATATATTTTTGAATATTTTGAAAACAAAAAAAATATATCATCCGGTATTAAATCACAATCTGTTACAAATAAATCTAAACTTGTTAATAATTTTTTTAAAATTAAAGAAGAAAATGATAATAATGACAACACTAGTATTATTAATAAACAAAACAATAATATAGTACTTAAATACTTAAGTAACGTAAGCGATGATTTTTTAGATATTAGTAATTATGTTTATCAAACAGATGTATGTAAAATTTGTAATAAAGGTGAATTAATACCATTGGAAGAAGATGGTATTTTAGTTTGTAATGTTTGTTCAAGAAGTATACCATATCTTATTGAAAATGAAAAACCATCATATAAAGAACCTCCAAAGGAAGTTTGTTTTTATGCTTATAAACGTATAAATCATTTTAAAGAAATTTTAGCTCAATTCCAAGGAAAAGAAACTACACAAATACCTCATGATGTTATTGAAAATATTAAACTACAGATCAAAAAGGAGAGAATTGAAATTTCGCAAATTACAAATATTAAAACAAAAGAAATTCTTAAAAAGTTAGGATATAATAAGTATTATGAACATATTCCGTTTATAAAAGATAAATTAGGTATTAAACCTCCTATAATGTCACCTGAATTAGAAGAAACATTATGTAATTTATTTGTTGAACTTCAAGCACCTTATTCAAAATACTGTCCTGATGACAGAGTTAATTTTTTAAATTATTATTATACTGCTTATAAGCTTTGTGAGCTTCTAGGCGAAGATCAATATTTGGAACATTTTCCTATGTTAAAAGATCCAGAAAAAAGAATGGAACAAGATGTTATTTGGAAAAAAATTTGCGAAGAATTAGACTGGGAATTTATACCAACTATTTAATATTTATAATATTTATTATAATTATTAAATTTCAATAAAATTTTTTTATGGTTTATAAGGAAATAATTTAAGTAAGTTTGTGTTATATATAGAGTAATTAGGATCATATGTATTTGCTCCTACTCCATTACCATAACAAACACCTCCTTTCTGTCTACGATTTATATTTTTACGTGTTTTTTTTGTTTTTTTTGTTTTTTTTGTTTTTTTACTAAGTTTTTTATTTTTGTATGTTTTTCTTTTTTTATTACGTTTTCCTCCAAATTCTTCATCGAATTCATTATCAGAATCTTGTTCGGAATCAGTTTTTCCTTCAGTTTCAGAATCATGATCAAAAACATGCTGATTGTTTTCACCTTGAGGAATAACTTCATCTAAATTTAATTGTTGAGCATTAGGATTATCAAAAATAAGTTCATTTAATAATTCAATCATAACTTGTTCATTCAAATCATCTGAATTACCATGAAAACCTTCAGGATTTTCATTTATTATATTATTAATTTTTTGCATAACTTGATTTAAACTAACACCTAATTCATCTAGACTTTGAATTTGATATTGGGTAAAACCTTGTCCTTGTAATTGTTGTATTTCATTAGGAGTAAAATCACCGCCTTTCATTTTTCTGGTCCTTCTACGAGTTCTTCTATGTCTAGTGTGACGATTTGCCATAATATATTATTATTATATTATAATTCTATCTTATTTCTTTTTTTGTCGTAAATCCATAAATCATATTTATATCCTAAACTTTCCGCAGCATTTTTCTTTTCTAATACATTGTTTTTCTTTTGATTACTCCAAGTTGATTTAACTTCAATGCATCTATTTTGTGATTTAATATAAATGTCTACATAATGTCTATGGCGTTTATTATTATCATCATTATACCATATTTCTGGAACATTATTTCTCTCAGTAACAATATCATCTTCATTTATGTTTTCTTCAAATAAAAGTTCATCAAGCGCAAAGTTTTCATAACCTTGATATGTTATTATTTTACCAGAAGGTAATGTATATTGCTTTTTATTATACGAACTTTTTAACATATTTTCAGCTATTTCTGAGTTTTGTGAATGGTGTGGAACACCATATTTTTCTATATTAGTTTTAATTACCTTTTCTCTAAATTCTTCTGTTTCTATAAAATGTTTGACACCATATTTTTTAAGATTTGTTTCATATTTTTTATTTCTAATATCAATATTTTGTTGAGGGTTTTCTACGCCATATTTTTGTAAATTAGTTAGTTTTATCTTATTTCTTATTTCACAAGATTGTAAAACATAATCGGTTCCATATTTTTCAATACTTTTATCACTCTTTTGTTTTTTAATACTTTCTAATTGAGAATTATGTTCAACTCCATACTTATCTATCATAGTTTGTTTTTGTTTATCTTTAAAATCTTGACATTTCATAGCATTATCAACGCCATATTTTTTGATATTTGTTTCTAAAATTTTAATCTTACCATTTTCTTTACTACAATTTTCACAATACCCATTAATTTTTAATAGTTGTCTAAATGGTTTACTAAAAATATTTTCACAATCAGAATTTTTACAAATACCCTCAATTATTGTATCCCTATTAACAAATTGATTAGAATAGTCATATGTCAATAATATATTATTTTCATTACAAAATTGAGTTAAAATATTTACATCATATTTAACTTTTGCTTCGCGAATTTTATTATTTGCAATTTTAGTCATACAACTACTACAATAAGGTCCTGTTTTTACTAACTGTCTAAAATTTTTATTAAAAATATTATTACATTCATTACAAATACATTTACCTTCAATATAACTTTCTCTATTTATATTTTCATATGACTTTAATAAAGTAATATTATTTATATTACAATATTTTATAAGAGTTTCATTATTGAATTTCATTTTATTATATTAAAGTTAAATATTTATATTGTTTTCATAAAAGCATTATTTACATTTTTTTATGAAATTATAAAAAATCCTTACCATTTATGGTCTGGTTAAAATCCCCCAGGAAATTTCACAAGATTTGCACCAATTCCAAAACCGGCTCCGGATCTGGCAGTGACGCCCATGGATGGAACATAGGTATCAAGAATGCTAAAGGTAGCGGCGGCGGTTAAGGCAATTAAAATTATTTCCTCAATATTCAAGGAACGTTTAGGAATAGCATAAGCAGCAATAGCAACCATTAAACCTTCAACAAGATACTTGATTATTCTCTTGACAAGTTCACCAACGTTAATTAAACCGTTCATTATATTAAATAACAAGAAAAAATAATTATTGCGATAAAAAACTTAAAAATAAATAATTAAATTAATTAAAATGGATCGTTCTAAATCTAAACAAGCTAAAAAAGGCGGATTTGAGAGAAAACAAGTTAATGGAAAAGATAATTCTAAATATGTTGATTTATTGGAAGAAGATAAACCAATTGCTGGTCAAAAATTTGTATGTATGTCTTTTTGTTCTCCAGAAAAAATCCTAAAGCAAAAGGAAATTTTCTTTTTTGAAGAATTCCTAAAGAACTGGGAATTCAATAAGTCTATGGAAAAGTTTTTACAATTTATTAATTTTATTTCATTTAAGTATAATTTATCATTTGATGATCTTAGTAAAGACTTTAAGGAGTTTGTACAAGAGGAAAAACTAAATTTAGCTAAATCTAATTTATCAGATGATTATAAAACTTATATTGATAATAATGAAGAAGATTTACAGAAAAAGTTTGATATTGAAAATAATTTCCAGACTAGTACAAGAGGATTAAAAATTAGAGGAAGTTATCCTAGTCAAGAAGAAGCTGAATTAAGATGTAAAATGTTGAGAGAAATTGATCCAAATCATGACATTTTAGTTGGTCCTGTTGGAATGTGGATGCCTTGGGATCCTGAAGCTTATAAGACTGGTCGTGTTGAATATATGGAGGAGGAATTAAATCAATTAATGCATGAAAAACAAAAAAATGAGACAAATGCTAAAACAGCTTTTGAACAACGCGTTAAAGAAACTAAACAAAAAGCTATTGAAGAAAATATTAAGAATGCTGAAAAGTCAGGTAACGCATTATCTCAAACTATTGACGAACAAGGAAACTTAATTGGTGTTAAGAATGCCAGCACCCAAGAAGCAGTATTAGGAGAACAAGAAAATATTTCAACTGCTGATATTTGTAAAGAATTATTTGAAGGTGAAAATGTTGTAATTGGTAAATCTGATTATGGTCAGAGTCAATTAAAATCTGGACCATTCGCAAAGAAAAATGATTAGAAAATTTACACCCTTGAAGATTTAATTTTACATAATAATTTATGATTATAATCGTTTGTTAACTTGGTGATAGGGTTATTTTCAATTAAACTTACTATATCAATCATTTCCATTTTTCAAATTTATAATAATAGATTGTCTTTATATTATTATAACTTGATATTATTTTTGAAAGGAAGATTTTTAAAAGCAATCTTACCATTTAGTAGTCTTTTTGACACTAATTTTTGGTCCAGCACCTCTCTTTTTTGTTTTTGTAGGGTCATATTGTTCTTCTTGTTCTTCGTCAGGTAAGCCTTTAGATAATTCCCAGAATTCTTTTGAACCTAATCTGAAATCATTATGATTATCAGCTTTATACCAAAAAACTTGGTCATTTAATTTATTTGATTTGGAATTATTATTTATTACCAAACACTCATAATTCTCTGTACAT